ATCTGGCCAAGCGCTGGCGGACCCTGTTCGAAGACACGCGCAAGCGATTCCGTGAAGAGACATCCGAGATCCCTATCGCCAACCGGGCATTCCGGCTTCGTGCGCTGGGAAGGATGGCTGAGAAGGCCGAGGCCATGAAGAATATGGCCCTGACTGCGCAGTTGCTGGAGCAGGCGGCCAAAGAGGTCGGCGATGTGTATGTGAACCGCCAGACCAAGAACGAAAATCCCCACGACAACGTGCCGCCTACCCGGGTGCAGGTCGACGTGGTGGATGCGAGGAAGCCTGATGCCGTCACTTAACGTGCCCCAGGCCAGCTTCCTCCGCATGGAGAACAAGTTCCGCGGTTTCGTCGCTGGGTTTGGCAGTGGCAAGACCTGGGTAGGCTCCGCCGCGCTGTGCAAGCATGTGTGGGAATGGCCACGGATCGACTCCGGCTACTTCGCCCCGACGTACCCGCAGATCCGCGACATCTTCTTCCCGACCATCGAGGAGGTGGCCTTCGACTGGGGCCTGAAGGTCAAGACGAAGGAGAGCGACAAGGAGGTCGAGTTCTACAGCGGCGGCCAGTACCGCAGCACGACCATCTGCCGCTCCATGGAGAAGCCGCAGACCATCGTCGGCTTCAAGATTGGGCATGCCCTGGTCGACGAGCTTGATGTTCTACCCGCGCTGAAGGCTGAGCATGCCTGGCGCAAGATCATTGCCCGAATGCGCTACAACGTGCCTGGGCTGAAGAACGGCGTGGATGTGACGACGACCCCCGAGGGGTTCAAGTTCGTCTACCAGCAGTTCGTGAAGCAGCTGCGCGAGAAGCCGGCACTGCAGGGTATGTATGGTCTGGTGCAGGCCAGCACGTTCGACAACGAGCTGAACCTGCCGCCTGACTACATCCCGTCGCTGATGGAGTCCTACCCGGCCCAGCTGATCCTGGCGTACCTGAACGGCCAGTTCGTCAACCTCAACGCCGGGTCGATCTACCACGCCTACGACCGGAAGCTGAATTCCTGCTTCGACACCGTAGAGCCTGGAGAGCCCCTATTCATTGGGATGGACTTCAACGTCGGCAAGATGGCCGCAATCACGCACGTGAAGCGCGCAGACGGCAAGCCCAGGGCAGTTGATGAGTTGATCGATGGCTTCGATACCCCTGACATGATCCGGCGCATCAAGGAGCGCTACTGGCGGCACAACGGCCGCGACTACGAGAAGACCTGCGAAATCAGGATCTATCCCGACGCCTCTGGCGGGTCGCGCAAGTCGGTCAATGCCAGTGAGACGGACATCGCCATCCTGCGCCAGGCCGGCTTTGCCGTGATCGCTCCTGATGCCAACCCGCCGGTGAAAGATCGCATCAACGCCATGAACGCGATGTTCTGCAATGCGAATGGCGAGCGGCGCTACCTGATCAACCCGCTGCGTTGCCCAACCTATGCGGACGGCCTGGAACAGCAGGTGTGGGCGCCCAATGGCGAGCCTGACAAGAAATCCGGCGTGGACCACGCGAACGACGCGGGCGGCTACTTCATCCACCACGATTACCCAATTGAACGACCGGTCTTCACGACCCAATCCCTGAGAATGTGACCATGAGCGATAACCCGAGCATCACGCTGCCCGCTGTCGACGCGATGCGCGCCTACTGGGCCGTGATCTCGCCGCTCATGGGCGGGACGATGGCGATGCGCGCGGCGGGCAAGGCCCTGCTGCCGCAGTACCCAGCCGAGGATGACGAGGCCTACAAAGAGCGCCTGCGCCTCTCGACCCTGCTGCCTGCGTACTCCGAAACAGTCGGCAACATGACTTCGCGGGTGTTCGCTGAGCCGCTTCAGGTGGGCGACGATGTGCCCGAGGTTATCGCCGAGATGACCAATGACATCGACCATGTCGGCAACGACCTAAATTCCTGGGCGGTGGGGTTCTTCACCGAGGGCCTGAGCCACGGCCTGTGCCATGCCTTCGTGGATCACCCTCCCGCAACTGAGCTCAAGACCCAGGCCGACGAGCAGGCCGCCGGCGTGCGCCCCTACGTGGTAATGGTGAGGCCTGAGCAGGTGCTGGGATGGCGCTCCAAAGGCGGCGTCCTGACCATGATCCGCTACATCGAGTTGGTTGAGGAGGAGGATGGGGAGTTTGGCGCCAAGTGCGTCGAGCAGATCCGTGTCCTTGAGCCTGGCGTCTGGCGTACTTACCGTTCAGGTACCAAGGGCGGCACCTGGGAGCTTTACGATGAGGGCACCAGCAGCCTGACCGCTATCCCTTGGGTGACCTTCTACACCGGCCGCACCGGCTTCATGACGGCCAAGCCGCCGCTGATCGAGCTGGCGCACCTGAACGTGAAGCACTGGCAGAGCCAGAGCGATCAAG